ATCGCCGAACAGCGCGGACTACTACGCTGGCAAGCCGAAGGCAGAATCGCACAATAACCTAAACATCCAAGACAATGGCAGCGACCTCCCATTCTGACCTCGGCTTAAAGCTAAGCCTGCAAATCGATGGCAAGCGCATCAGCATTGAAAGTGACGACAGCGACCTCACCGCTACTGAACTGGCGGAGTTGTTTTACGACCTTGCGATTGCCGCAACGTACGTCGACAACAACATCATTGACGCGATGCGTAAAGTTGCAGATGATCACGATCGGCGTGGCGCTGTGAGAGAATAATCGTTATATTTGTGATAGAGTCAGAGAGCGGAGTCGAAGCCAATCAATGACGTAAGCAAAGCCGCTACCTTGGCCTGCCCCGACTGCCTTCGACCAGTCGGGGTATTTTTTTCTACCTACATCCCAAACCTATTTCATGTCTATAAAAGTTTCGATATTCGATTCACACCGCAACGTCACGCCAGTAAATTCTGCTGACCTCAACACCATTCTTGCCAACATCAAAGATGGACGATGGCAGGATTACATCCTTGACTACCGAACAGGGAAAACAGGGAAAGACAGACTGCCAGCATTCACCACAAGCGGAGAGTTCAAAGCACGCAAGTCCGACCAGCTCATCCAGCACAGCGGCTTTATCTGCATGGACATCGATGAGCAGGACAACCCAAACATCGAAGAAGGTGCTGCCAAGTTGCGCCACGATCCACTGCTATACGCGATGTTCCGCTCCGCTGGAGGCAAAGGCTACTGCGCCATATTTTCTATTGATCCGAACAGGCACCTCGACGCTTACCTTGGAATTGAGAAGCGCATTGCAGACAGGTACGAGTTAATCGTTGACCGTGCCTGCAAGGACGTCACCCGACTGCGCTATGTCAGCTATGATCCAGACCTCTACATCTCAGAGAAAAAGCCAGCACGATTCAAAGACTACCTGCCAAAGCCATCGGCACCGATGCGAGCGCAGTACGTCGGCAACGAATCAGATAGCGACTACATGATCGCGCAAATCGTAAGTCGCAACATAAACCTATGCGAAGGCTATCAAGACTGGTATCGCGTTGGCTGCGCCTTAATCAGCAAATACAAAGACGATCCGAAAGGACTGGATCACTTCCACACCCTGTCGCAGATGAGTGCTAAGTACAACGCACAAAAGTGCGACGCTAAATACGCAGAGTTGCAGCGATCCTCACGTCGTGAAATCACATTTGCAACACTCGTCTACATGGCGCGCGCCGCTGGCGTAGAAACGCAGACCGAGCAGACTAAGCGAATCGAGCGCATGTCGCTGATTAACCGAGCGCGTGTTGGTGTCGCTGGTGGCTTCCGATCTACGGACGACGCACGCAAGGAAACCATCAGCTACCTCACCGAAGTCGACGGCCTTGAAGATGTAGAAGACCGAGTCACGCAATCATTTGCGCTGGAAGAAAAAGACATCGAGAAGCCAAGTGCTGATGAAATGCTCGACGCACTCAAAACATTTATCGGAGGCATCAATATCCGCTTTAACGAAGTCACAAGGAACTACGAGAGATCAGGAGAGCCAGTGACTGATCGCGAACTCAACACGATTTACCTGCAAGCCGTTCACGCCTACGGATCAAAGGTTAAAAAGCAACTCGTCTTTGACATTATCGACTCCGAAAACACAGCACGATATAACCCATTTGCAGAGTTCTTCGCTAAACACGCCTCACGTCAACCGAGAGGCAACTTCATCCAGTTGGTGGACTGCATACACGCAAAAGGTCATGATCCCTTCTACGTCGCTAATTTCCTTAAAAAATGGCTACATGGCGTAGTCGCATCCATGCACTACGACTACTCCGTCATCTGCCTTGTTCTGACAGGAGCGCAAGGCATCGGCAAGACAAATTTCTTCCGATACCTGCTACCCGAAGAACTGCGCTCGTATTACGGTGAATCAAAACTCGATGCCGGTAAGGATGATGAGATTCTGATGTGCAAGAAGATAATACTGTGCGATGACGAATTTGGCGGAAAGAGCAAGCAGGAGGCGAAGAAGCTGAAAGAACTTTCCAGCCGACAGACATTTACAATACGCAAGCCTTACGGCAAAGTGCATGAAGAGCTGCGACGAATAGCAGTCTTGTGCGGCACGTCAAACGAGGCCGAAATAATAAATGACCCGACCGGCAATAGACGCATCGTGCCGATTGACGTGGTCAGCATTGACTGGGATAGCTACGAAGCCATCGACAAAATAGACCTGTGGGTTGAGCTATACAACGAATGGAAGGCAAACCCAAAGGCATGGTATTTAGATACGCAAGACACGGCGTACCTCAACAACAACACGATGGACAACGAACAGCCAAGTTTGGAGCGCGAGTTGATAGTCAAGTACTTCAAGCCGCCAAGCACAAACGTGCAGAAGTGGATGACGACGAGCGAGATAAAAGTCTACATCGACCTGAACTCAAGGCAATCCGTAAGCCTCCACAAGACAGGTCAGCAGCTGAAAGCACTCGGCTACATCCAGCAAAGCCGCCGGGAAGAAGGAAGCAAGTGTCCAATCAAAAAATGGCAAATATGCCCCAGCGACTTGGAAACGTACATTCCCCCAATTTTGTAGTAAGATGTAGTTACTACAAACGCACTTTTGAAACCCTATATGCGCGTGAATATTATTCATATCGTCATCATATAATACATACTCTTTTTATTAAAAAAGTCTTACTACACTTACTACAAATGCAAAAAACGCCCTCCATGATATTGCAAAGGCCGTTTTTTTGTAGTAACTTATCTTGCAAAAAACCTACTACAAACCAACTACAAGTGACTACACTCCGACCTTATCAGCAAAAAGCCATTGAGCAGCTGCGCGTTGCCATTGGCGAGGGCAACAGGCGCGTGATCCTCTGCGCTCCAACAGGTGCCGGAAAGACGGTAATGTTCAGCGCAATGGTAAAATCCGCGCTAAGCAAAGGCAAGAAGGTGCTGATCGTCACCGACCGCGTCGAACTGCTGACGCAAACAGACGGCGCACTGACGCGCTTTGACGTTTCACCAATAGCCATCAAGCAAGGCAAAGCAAAGCTGCAGCCATCAACATGCTACATCGCGATGATTGAATCGCTGAACCGACGAATGGCAAAGGCCGAATACGAAAAGATGATGCAGGATATTGACCTCGTAATCATCGACGAAGCGCACAAAGGCAGCTTTGACAAACTCTTTGCCTACATTCCGGAAAAAGCAACGGTCATAGGCGCGACAGCAACGCCGCATCGCGAAGGCAACCAAAAGGCGCTCAAGGAATTCTACACGAAAATCGTCGACCCTGTCACCATTCGCGAGTTGATAGACGATGGCTACCTCGCCACGCCAACGACGTACAGCGTGCCAGTTGACCTAACAGGAGTGCGAACATACAACGGCGACTACGATGCGGCGCAACTGGGGGTAGCGTACAGCAAGCAGAAGGTCTTTCGCGGCGTGATAACGAACTACCTCCTTTACTGCTCAAATAAGAAGGCGCTGGCATTTGCGCCAAGTATTGCGTCGAGCAAAGAACTATGCAAAGAACTGCAAGACGCAGGACTGCCAGCGCGACACTTGGACAGCACGATGAAAGCGGATGAGAGGCAGGAGGTGTTGGCGTGGTTCAAAGACAGTGCAAACGGCATCCTGTGCAACTGCGGCATCTTGACGACTGGCTTTGACGATCCAAATGTTGAAGTCGTAATCCTCTACCGCGCGACAAAGTCGCTGCCGCTATACTTGCAGATGTGCGGCAGAGGCAGCCGGGTGACACCGACCAAGAAGGAGTTTACCATACTGGACTTTGGCAACAACAGGGAGCAGCACAAGGCGTGGGAGTTTGACCGCGTTTGGATGCTGGAGAAAAAAGCCAAGAAAAGCAAAGGCATTGCACCGCAGAAGAACTGCAGGAAGTGTGGCTACATGATGCCATCAGGACTTGCCGAGTGTCCATCGTGCCACTACGTCGCACCTGTCAAAATCGGAGAGATGGGCGAAGAAGTTATCCTGCAAATCAACCCGAACTACACGCCAAGCGACTACCGCAAGATTGCGAAGGAGGCTACACTGAAAGAAGTGGCGGCATTGATTAAGCTGAAGAAGATTAAGCTGTACTGGGTGCTGCACACGCTCATCAATGACAAACACACTGCCAAGCATTTGCTAAATTTGTGCGGCTACAAAAGGGGGTATTTTATGATCCTTCAAGACCTTAAAAACGAACACAATCAACCACTATTCTCATGTCTTCAGAATTCAGACTTCAATCCCAGTGTTTCGTCTATCACTGGAACAACTACCAAGCAGAGCGCGGATTACTCTTTGCGGTGAACAACAACAGCAACAACAGCTATCAAGGCGCAGTCATGAAGGGCATGGGTGTCGTTGCTGGTGTCGCGGATATGCTATACCTGTCGCCGTCAGGGATGATAGCGCTGGAGTTTAAGACCGAAACAGGTAGGCAAAACGTGGCGCAGAAGATTTGGCAGATGCAGATCGAAGCTGCAGGATACAAGTACTACATAGTTCGATCACTGGATGATTTTCTAAAAGCAATCAACAAACCAACCACCAACCAATGAATAGACAAAGGGAGTTCTACTACTACGCCGAGCAGGTGACCAAGCGCACAGGCGTTGGCCTGCGCCAGATGCAGAGCCAAGACCGCCACCGCGAAGTCGCGGAGGCACGCTACTGCCTGATTTACCTCATGCGCCATAAAATGAAAATGACGCTGATGGAGATAGCCAAGCTGATGCGCCGCCACTACTCGACAGTACACCACGGCTTGGAGGTCATCTACGTCTTGCAAGTTACGATGAACAAGTACACGTGGCTCAAAGAAATTAAGCGCTACGAGCCGCACAATATTAGACCAAAAGATACTATGTATATTTGCGACCAATGTGGAGGCACGCACAATCATACTAACGCTTTACACGAGCGGCAAGCTGCGGCAGATAGCGAGGCAGCTGGCAACGCCTGACCTTGCGCCTGACCTCGAACATGAACTTGTCATCCGCTTATATGAAAAGCCAGCCGATAAGATCGAAGCAATGCACGCAGGAGGTTACCTCAACTTCTACGTCGTGCGAATGGCTATCAACCTTTACCGAAGTCGCAACTCTAAATTTCAACGCGACTTCCGACACAATGAACTGCGCGAGGAAATCACCGAGATACAGCTTGAAGCAGCTGATGAGCCGTATGACGATAGGCCTGATGCGATTTATCAACGCGCGCTACAAGTCATGGATAGCTGGGCAAAAGCCGGCGCTTACCCATACGACAAGCAGCTATTCCTCCTATGGCTCGAACTGGGTAACAAGAAACTCATCGAGCGACTCACCAAGATACCTTGGCGATCAATTTCGTACACAATCAACAACTGCAAACAACGACTAAAACATGAACTTGGATCTGATTACTATCTTGCTTTTGGCCACTATGACTTCCTTGGCGATGAACCGCTATAACGTCCTGCCAGCGTGGTACTACCGCTATGCGAAATGCAAGCCGCTGACCTGCCTGACCTGCCTCGCATTTTGGTGGGGGGTGGTGCTGACCATCGCAGCCTCCAACCTGCACTGGATGCTTGCCATACCGGTCGGCCTATCGGCTGCCGGGTTGACGGTGCTGACTATTAAACTCTCGGAGAAATGACACTTGACGAAGCATTGCAGGTGCTTTCGGTTAAGCACAAACTTGACGGTTACTACGCGTCGCAGACCATGTCGCTATCGCCAAGCGAGGTCGCGATGCTTGAAAACGTCGCCAACGCCAACGGCTACGGACGTACGAACTGGTGGTGCGGATCATGCGCCGTTTCCCGATTGCAGGAGATGATGGCTGATGCACAGGAATCACGCGCACGATTATCGATCTAATGATATTTACTACTATGCAGACACAACCCGACATTACAATCGAACAGGATGCACGAGCACTCGACTGGCAGGATCGCGGACATTTGTTGACAAACCTGTCAAACGTCCTCGATTCGCTCGAAGACAGCACAGCACCCAACGCGATGCACGCCAAGGTCGCGGTCATAGAAAAGATCATTGACATCGTTACAAACATGGAGGCATGAAGAAGGTAGCCATTGGCGAGTTGAAGCCGAACCCGAACAACCCGCGCATCATCAAGGATGACAAGTTCAAGAAACTGGTGCAGTCCATCAAAGACCTTCCCGAGATGGCCGAGGTTCGACCCGTTGTCGTTAATACCGATATGGTCGTGCTGGGTGGCAATATGCGATTGAAAGCAATGCGCGAAGCTGGATGGAAGGACGTGCCGATTCAAGTCGTGGATTGGGATGAGGACAAGCAAAGGCAGTTCATCATCAAGGACAACGTAAGCGGTGGCGAGTGGGATTGGGATATGCTGGCGAATGAGTGGGATGCCGATGAACTAAACGAGTGGGGTCTTGACCTTCCCGAGTTTGAGCAGGCGAAGGAATTGGAAGCGGAGGAGGATGACTTTGAAATGCCTGACGAATTAAAGACCGACATCGTGCTGGGCGACTTGTTTGAGATTGGTGAGCATCGTTTGCTTTGTGGGGATTCCACGGATAGCGATGCAGTTGCAAGGTTAATGGATGGGCAGAAAGCCGACATGGTTTTTACCGACCCGCCGTATAAAATAGAAACAGAAGGCGGAGCAAAGGGAAGTATTGGTGCTGGGCTAAAGAAACAAGGCAAAGACATTGAATTTATTTCAAATTTTGAACCATCAGAATTTTTACAAGTTTTGCCATTAGTGTTTGGTAAAAATATGAATGCGTATATTTTTTGCAATAAAGAGTTATTGCCCGATTATTTAGTTTGGGCAAGAGATGCTGGGTATTCATTCAATGTTTTGATTTGGAAAAAGCCAAATGCAATTCCAATTGGAGATTCTCATAGACCCGACATTGAATATCTTTTGTTATTTAGAAAGTCAGCAATCTGGAACAACGGATTAAAAGATGTTAACTATTCACGATGTTTGGAATTTGGGAGGGAAAGTGGATTGCATCCAACAATGAAGCCAATTGAATTAATTGCAAATGAAATGAAGATAAGTTCTCACGCAAATAGTTTGGTGTTTGATTTCTTTTTAGGCAGCGGTTCTACAATGGTCGCAGCCCACCAACTAAACCGCAAGTGCTACGGAATGGAACTTGACCCGAAGTACTGCCAAGTGATAATTGACAGGATGCGGAAACTTCACCCGACACTGACCATCACCCGAAACGGACAGCCGTACAAAACAGCCGACTAACAGCCGTGAGCAATCCGATACCAAATAACAAGCCATTTGAAAAAGGGCAGTCAGGCAACCCCAACGGAAGGCCGCGTAAGTACGTGACCCTGCTGGTTGACCAAGGCTACAAGCGTTCCGAAATCAACGACACGATTCAGAATATGATGGCGATGACCGTTGACGAATTAAAGCAGGTGTGGGATAATCCAAAGGCGACCATATTGGAGAAAACCATCGCATCCGCAATGCGCAAGAGCATTGAGAAGGGAACGCTTTACAGCCTTGAAACCTTGCTATCGCGGGTGTACGGATTGCCGAAGCAGGAGGTGGAAAGCATTGTACACATCGAACAGCCGCTATTCGGCGATGAGTGACAAGATAGTCGAATCAGTCATTGACCAATTTCGGACAAGAGCAGAAAAGGGCAAGGAGAAGTACGGCACAACGATGGAGAGGGATGACCTGACGCTGATGCAGTGGCTGCAACACTTGCAGGAGGAGTTGATGGATGCGGCGGTCTACGTTGAAAAGCTGAAGGGGGAAATTGGGGAAAAAATAATATTAGAAAAAACCGAAGTAGTTTAAGTGGTAAAACGACAATTAGGGAGTGCGCACCCCGACCGTAAACAGAAGTTGTAAACGTGGGTCCGAACCCCACCTCGGTTACAAATGGCATTTCATCACACAACAGCGATAAAGCGCATTCGGCAGGTGGCCGCTCGGAAGAAGGTGATTCAGGGCGGAACATCTGCTGGATGTTGACCCCCACTGGGCAACTGGTGGGGGAACGGAAAAACCATCGCCATCCTTGCTGTGCTTATCAACATAGCCGCAAAAGCTAAAACCGAGATCAGCGTCGTATCTGAATCAATCCCGCACCTGCGACGTGGTGCGATGAAGGACTTTGGCAAGGTCATGCAGTGGACGAACCGCTGGCGTGACGAAGGCTGGAACAAGACGCTGCTAACCTACACCTTCGCCAACGGCAGCACGATTGAATTCTTCAGCGCAGACCAGGAGGCGAAGCTACGCGGCGCACGGCGGCAGGTGCTATACATAAACGAGGCCAACAACATCCAGTTTGAGGCGTACCATCAGCTGGCCATCAGAACGAGCGAAGCCATCTACATCGACTTCAACCCGGTGTCGGAGTTCTGGGCGCACACGGAGGTCTTAGCCGAGCAAGACAGTGAGTTGCTGGTGCTGACATACCGCGACAACGAGGCGCTGCCGGCGACGATCCGCGACGACATCGAAGCGGCGCAGGTCAAGGCGGCAACATCGACGTACTGGGCGAACTGGTGGAAGGTCTACGGCTTGGGCGAAGTCGGATCACTGCAGGGCGTGGTCTTTGACGATTGGCAGCAGGTTGACGGCATCGACTTTGCAGGTGATAAGCTGGTCGCCATCGGGCTTGACTGGGGCTACACCAACGATCCTACGGCGGTGGTGGCCGTCTACAAGCGTGGCAGTGCTATTCTCCTGCATGAACTACTCTACCAAAACGGCCTCACCAATCAAGACATTGCTGAACACCTACGCAAGCTGGGCATTGGCAGGTCGTGGCCGATCATCGCTGACAGTGCTGAACCCAAGAGTATCGAAGAGGTGCATCGCCTTGGCTTCAACATTCACCCGGCAACGAAGGGCGCGGATAGCATCAGGAACAGCATCGACATCCTGAAGCGGCAGCCGATGCTCGTGACGCGTGAATCGACGAACCTGATCAAGGAGTTGAGGAACTACACTTGGGACACGGACAGGACTGGCGCGTCGTTGGGAGTGCCGATTGACAGGTACAACCACGCCATTGACGCGGTGCGTTACGTCGCACTCAACAAGCTATCCGCCAACGCTGGGGGCAGGTACGTGATTATGTAGTAAATTTGCAGATATGATACATCCAACCGCAATTATAGAAGAAGGCGTAGAACTTGGCGAGAACGTCAAGGTCTGGGCATTTGCACACATCCGCACTGGTGCCAAGATTGGCGACAACTGTGTCATCGGTGAAGGTGCGCACATTGACACAGGAGTGCAAATTGGCAACAACGTCAAAATCCAAAATCACGCGCTCATATATCACGGCTGCATCATTGGCAATGATGTATTTATCGGCCCGAATGTGGTGACGACCAACGACTACTATCCCAGCGTGTTTGGCGACTGGAAGAACAACGGCAGGTTCAGGTCAACATACTTCTGCAAGGGATGTAGCATTGGGGCCAACAGCACAATCATCTGCGGAGTTCGTATCGGGGTTGATGCTTTGGTAGGTGCAGGCAGCGTTGTCACCCGCGATATTCCCGATGGCTTTCTTGCGTATGGCAACCCGGCGCGACCAATTAAACAAAAGCCATGAACATACTGATAGCCTCATTGTTCTTCCGCCAGTACACAGGTTCGGAACTTTACGTCTTGCAGGTAGCGAAGGGATTGAAGGCGATGGGTCATAAGGTCACGGTCACGTCACCATACATGGACTACCCGATGACTGCCGAGGCGCAGATGGCAGGGGTGCTGATCAAACCATTTGCAGAGTTGACAGGTCGCGAAGCCTACAACGTCATCCACGTCCAGCATAAGCAAGTCACTGATTACTTGTGTGCGTTATTCCCACAAACGCCAAAGGTCGCGACGATACATAGCGTCTATTTCGATTTAGAGCGACCTGTAAAGCACGAAAGCATCAAGGAGTACATCAGTATAGCTCAACACGAAAAGCACGAAATACACGCAAGATATGGCGTTCCCTTAAACAAGATAAGCGTCATCTACAATCCAGTTGATTACAGCCGATTCAACACCGATGGCGTTCAGGATGGCGATTACGTTTTACTTGCCGGAACACTCGACTACATGCGCAAGGCGATGATTTACGATGCGGCGGCGTGGTGCAAGGATAACGACAGGCGTTTCTTTTTGGTTGGCTACAACAATGGCGACTTTCTTGAGGACTTAAAAAGTCGCTACCCTGTCCACTATTACGAAGCCGTGTCTAATATTGAAGCCTTGGTCAAGGGGTGTCACTTTGCCTGTGGTCTGCATATTGGCAGGACAACGATTGAGGCTTGGATGTGTGGCAAGGGTGTGATGAGTTATCACTTTAACGCGGAAGGTGCAGTGACCAAGCGCGAGATGCTAACAGTACCTGCAGACATTGCTAACTATCGCACTGAAACGGTATGCGGTCAACTTTATGCACTTTACCTTAAAGCCATAAAAGGATGAGCATCCTCAACAAAATCACCGTCGACCAGTTCCAGCGCATTGTGTCTATTGAGGCCAACGCAATCTACATTACGAGCGACAAAAAGATCGGCGTCATCGCCGTTCTCGACGGCATCCCGATCGAGCAGGTCAAGAAGATGACGATTGCGGAGGTCAACAAGCGTTATGGTGAGATCAACGCGGCGAGCAAATCGCTATCGTCACTGGCGGCTAAGCGTCACGCCAAGGTTGCCGGAAAGTGGTATCAATTTGAGTGGTTCATCGACGAAATAAGCGCAGGGCAGTTGGTTGAGTTGTATTCCTACGACATGACGAGCGAACAGGGGGTGATTGACAACTTGCACTTGATCTTGGCGACGCTTTCGAGGGAGTGCAGGGTGTGGAAGTGGTGGCCGAAGGCGTATGACGGCAAGGGTCATAAGCAGCGCGCAGAGGCGATGTTGCAGATGAACATGGGTGACGTTTGGGGATATGCCGCTTTTTTTTTGCAGCTTTCAGAGCCTTTGTTGATGATTATGCGGAGGTCTTTGACGGATCAGGGGACGACGACGACAACGGCCAAGGCGTAAAAAAGCCGAACTACGGCTGGGTCGGTGTGGTCTATCGTATGGCCGGCAAAGATCCGCTGCGCATGGATCAGGTGTTTAAGATGCCGGCACGCGAGTTCATGAACGCGCTGTTGCTGATGAAGGCTATGCCGTAGTGCATAGATTTCCGCGCTGCGATATTTACCTGCATGAAATTTACCACAGAGATAGAAGGCGACGTACTGGGCATCGGCGCTGACGTGACTAAGGAGTTCAGCCTGTCGCGATCTCCTGACGTGAACGCGGCGCTAATTCGGTGGATGCAGGATGTAATCAAGCTGACGGTTGAAGGCATTGAGCGCGTTGACGCCAAGGCTACGCTCAACCTACGGCAGTCGGTAGGCTTCGCGGAGTTGCCTGTTGAGCAGAAGGTCGCGCAGGTCGCGATGGAGATGGCATCGTACTGGAAGTTCGTCGAATACGGCGTCAATGGCGTGCGTGTCAACAGGGGTGCGCCGTTCAGCTTTCGGAGTATCAACCCAAGTCCTTCGCACGTGGCAGCGATCCGCAAGTGGGCAATCGACAAAGCACTCGGCATCCCTGCTGACGAAATCGACGCGGCGGCATACAACATCGCCAAGTCAATAAAACGCAGAGGCATCAAGGGGCGGCCATTCCTCAACCCAGTGCTAAGCGACGCTAAGTTGGATGAGCTCGTCAGCAGCATCGCCGAGGTCGTCGGCAAGAAAATATCAATTTCAATCAACGTATGAGCATAACTATAATATCCGCGCTTCCTTCGCTGCTTCCTGTCGGCAACAGCGACGTCGTGGTTGTGTCGAGCAACAACACCGCTTCTGCCAACTTCCGCTACGTCTGCGACGTGTCGGGGTCGCTTTCCTCCGCGCGCTTGAAGTGCGACAAACTGCCGACGACGAACAACGGCTTCTTCGGAGTTAGCAAGGTCGTTGAGACGCTGATTGCGCCGAAGATCCCACAGCTGACGAGCGGCTGGCAGGATGGCGGCTACGCTGTCAACACGAACCTGACATTTCGCGAGGAGTTTGGCTCACCTCCGACCGTGGCGACAGGCGGCACAGCATCAGCGTCGCTGATCGCGTGGCAGGCGGCGTTTCGCCAGCAGGACTACGCGGCCTATTCACCGAGTGCGTACATAGCGGCGACGGTGTCGGGTGATACGCCAGCGATTAAGGTGTTCAGCAACAGGCCAGTGACTTCAACGCTTGGATCGGGTGATAGCGACTTCATCGGCGTGCTTTCCAACGTTTCGGGCATAGCGTTACGCGTCAGCTACGACGGTGGCACACCGCGTGCAGCCTTTCTGGTGACTGGCAGCGTTTCGGCCATCAGCAACATCATAAACGCCGGTCCTTATGGGGTGTACAACCTCACGTCTTCGCAGTGTTCCGACGGCAACGCAGGGAGCGTCAACTTCCCTACGGATGGCGGCAAGATTGCGGTCTTGGTTACTTTCAACACGGCAGGCACGAATACAAGCGCGTTCAGCCGCACCGCTGCATACACCTACGTCATCGACAACTGCCAGCGTTACAACGACCTACGTGTTTTCTTCCGGAACATGTACGGCGGTGTTGACGGCTACACGTTCACACGGATGAACAGGCAGCGCGTTGATGTTGACCGCAAGACCTACGGCTACAACGCCAGCGTCTACGGCGATGACGTCTACGACAAACAGTGGTCGGTGACGTACCGCGACACCTACACGCTGAACAGCGACTGGCTCACCGATGCGGAGTTCACATGGCTGCAAGAGATGATCTACGCTTCGGAGTGCTGGATTCAACTTGGCACGCAGCTAGTGCCGGTCGTGGTGCAGACCAACACCTACAACGTACGCAAGCGCGTGGTTGATAAATTGCAGCAGATCAGCGTTGACGTTCAAGTTGGCTACGAAAACACCGCGCTATGAACATAAAGTTTGTATGCTACCCGGACGCCGATAACAAGCTGGCATCAGGTGTCGACCTCGATCTGATGGAGGACTTCGACATCGAGTTGACGTACACGATACAGGATGCGCAGGACATCACGCGACGCAGCGGAACGTACTCCAAGACGATCACGCTGCCAAGCACTCCGCGCAACGACAACGCCTTCAGACACGCCTACAACGTGCAGAGTTTCGTCGGTGGGTTCACGCCAAACAAGCGCATCACCTGCGCGGTGTGGAGTGATGGCGTGCAAGTCTTCAGCGGATCAATGCAGCTGATGGCGATGAGGGTCACGCGGGGCGTGGCAACCTACGAAATCAGCATCTACGGCGAGAGCGTCAGCCTGTTCAGCGTCATGGGTGAAACGCTGCTTGCGTCAACGGCAGGAGTTGACACCTACGACCATGAGTTCAACAACCTTGACGTGATCGTCGCGGGTGATGCCAACAGCACGACGAGTGGCTATTGCTATGCTTACATCGACGCGGAGGGCAACGCCGACGTCAATGGCACTGTGCCTACCGGCACGCTTGCGCCTATTTTGAACTTATACGGCTACATCGCGCCTAACCTTGTGCCGATCTATCAGTGGCGGCCGTGCTACTTCGCCAAGATGCTCGTCGATAAAATCTTCGCGCAGCACGGCTACCGGTACGAATCGAACTTCTTCAGCACCAGCGGCAACGTCTTTTCAAAGCTGGTCGTGCCTTGGGCGAATGACTGGGTGCTAACCGCAAACAGCGACATCAGCGGCAACGTGAGCGGGAGTACGACGCTAACAGTTGCGACGGGCGGCACAAACGTCACCTTCCCAACTAACAACACCGCGCCTTTTACTTTGTCCAGCGGAATCGTTGTAAGTGCTGACACCTACTTCCGCAATGATGACACGGTTGCGCATGGCATTGAGTTGAATTTTGACGCGATTGCTTCAGGTACGCCGAGCGTTGCAAACGTGTTGCGCTATGAAATTAAATACATAAATCCAACTGGCCCTGTTTATACCGCGCAGCGTTCGTTGTTTGGCCAAATGCAGCACAACTGGCGCACGACCATCTATCTGCAACCACAGCAGAGCTTCTACATCGTCTGCACACGCCTTGCAACGATGACAGGCGGAGCGACCATTACCAATCGAAGGCTGACCATCAGAGGCACAACGATGGGGCGGTTCAACACGATCAGCATGCAGAAGGGGTTGCCGATGGATGTGAGGCAGATTGATTTCTTGCAAGACCTGCAAAAGATGTTCAACCTGTACTTCTATCAGTCGCCACTTGATCCCAAGCTCATCTACATTGAGCCGTTCACAAGCTTTTACAACACTACGCGGCTGGACTGGTCGCAAAAGTCTGACGAAAACGCGGAGATGACCGTTCTTATGGGCGATCCGAGCAGCAAGAAACGCTATGTCTTCAAGTATGCCGATGGCGGCGACGCGCTCGGCAAGCTGTACCAGAGCGAGTTCAAGGAGGGGTACGGATCGCGCATCTACGACAGTGGCAACTACAATCGTAGTGGCGATCAAGTTGTCGACCTCAAGGCTAAGACGCTAATTCCTGCACAGTACACGACGAACCTAATTGCGGGGCGTGGCTTCGACACCGAAGGGAATGGCAATCCGCGCAGCTTGCAGCTGGGTTATCGGTTGGCGCTACACAGCGGCTACGTTCAGCCGAACAACACAGGACTGAATCCAACATTTCTGTTTTACTACGGCCAAGTTTACAACAACAGCGTGCCATCATCTGTCATCAATGTTGCATCTGCCATCAGCTTGGCGACGCACTTGGAGAATCCATACGACACCAGTGCCAGCGGAAACTTTGACTTGTCATTCGGCATTCCGAGGCGTATCTTCTACCGCACCTACGACGTGAGCGGCAACCCGATGAGCTATAACAACAACAACCTGTTCAACAACTTTTGGAACGGCTACATCTTTGAGTTGACGAGCCAGCAGGCGATGACCGTGGAATGCACGATGTTGCTGACGTCTACCGACATTGCAACGCTCGACTTCCGAAAGTTGATCTACTGGAAGGGCATCAACTGGAGGCTGTTAGAGATTAAGGACTACGCGGTGGGTCAGTCAACGCTGTGCAGGGTGACGATGCGCCGGGTGCTGCCAATAGACGCCTTTGTGCCTACAACGCTTGACCCAACCTTTAGCGATGACCCAACCGCCAAGACCGATGGCGAGATCAACGCCAGCATCTACGCACCTGTGACGATGCTGGACTTGAATGAAGGCCAAACCGTTGCTATTCCCTTACTACCCGACAACCCAACAAGCTAAACTATGGCAGATGTAGACAAAGAGATCACCGTCAAGGTCAGGGCGGAGGACGACACCCAGAAGGCGACGCAGTCAGCGAAGGCACGCCTCCGCGACCTGCAAAAGCAGATGCTTGACCTTGAGGCGGCGGGGCAGAAGAACACCGACCAGTTCCGGCGGATGGCTGCCGAGGCAGGATCGCTGAAGGACGCTATCGGCGACACGAGCGCACAGGTCAAGGCGTTGGCGTCGGACACGCGGACGCTGGACACGTTCACCTCTGCGATTCAAGGCATTGCAGGCGGCTTTGCTGTTGCCCAGGGTGCAGCGGCACTGTTCGGTGAGGAGAGTGAGGACGTGCATAAGGCAATGATGAAGGTACAGGCGGCGTTGGCGTTGGTGAATGGCGCTACGGCTGTTGCCAATGCGCTCAACAAGGACTCCGCGCTTATGGTCAACCTGAACGCAGCGGCGCAGCGTGTCTATGCGATTGCCGTGGGGACGAGTAGTGGCGCACTCAAGGCGTTTAGGATTGCACTTGTTTCAACAGGCATCGGCGCGGCGGTGGTAGCCATTGGCTTGCTGATTGCCAACTTCGACAAACTGACGGCGGCGGTCAAGGGATTTCTGGGGATTAAAGTCAAAGAGAACCTTGACGAGCAGATTAAGTTGATGGAGCGTGCCGCTGAAATCGCCAAGGAGCGCGGCGCTACCGAGGCGGAGGTCTTTGCGATGGAGTTCGACATCAGCAGGAAGCGGCTGCAGAATGCGAAAAACGAGGAGGAGATGGCAGAGGCGCGGCATCAGCATAACGTCTTGCGGGCGCAGTATGAAAGCTATCTGAAGAAGGTGGAGTTAGACAAGCAGGACGCCGCCGCAAAAGAGGCGGACAAGAAACAGCAAGAGCGCGACAAGGCCGCCGAAGAGCGCAAGAGAAAACAGGAGCAGGAGAGGGAAGCTGCAGCCGCGAAGCAGAAGGAAATTGACGGCATCATTGCCAATAGCAGGCAGGTGTTGTTAGAAAACAGCCTATCTGCCAACGAGCGCGAGTTGGAGCAGATTGACGCCAGCTATGAGGAGCGCCTCGCTAAGGTCAAGGGCAACGAGGAAGCCACTAACCTATTGCTGGCGCAACTGCGCGCTGAACGTACGGCCAAGATCAATGAGCAGCAAGATGCAGCGGATCAGGCGGAGTTAGATGCGCAGAGGGCGCAGCTGGACTATCAGGTACAAATTGAAGATGAGCTATACGCAGAGCGCGAAAAGCTGCGGCAAGAGGACTTGCAGCGTGAGAAGGAGTACAATGATGCGCGTGTTCAGTTCTACAACGCCGCGTCGAGTAGCGTGGTTGAGATTATGCGATCGCTCGGGGGCAAGAGCAAAGCCGTCATGTTGGCGGCGCTGGCGTTGGAGAAAGGCATGGCAATAGCGCAAGTTGTTATAAACTTGCAGAAGGAACTGGCAGGCATCAACGCCAACGCAGCGCTGAACCCTGCTAACGCCTTGACAGCTGGTGCTGCTGGCGTGACGCAGGCATTAAGCCTTAGCACGATGGCGAAGATTAACGCTGGCCTGCGCATCGCGGCTATTGCAGCCACGAGCATCGGGCAGGTCAGGAGCATCACTGGCGGAGGCGGAGGCGGAGGCGGAGGCGGCACAGCTGGCACAGGGGGAGGCGGAGGCATGGCAGCGCCACAGGGCAACGCGCTGAACCCGAATAGCCAGTTGATCAACCCGAACACCGGGCAGCCACAAGGCCAGCCACTACGCGCCTACGTCGTAGAGTCCGACGTGAGTGGGATACAAAACAGGCTGCGCACCATTCGGCAATTTGCACAGTTGGGGAACTGATGATATTTAAGGCTATGGAACTACCAGTATACCTGATGACCATTGACGAAGTTGACGAAGGCGTCAGCTACGTCGCCCTCGTTGAATCCCCTGCGATTGAGCGGCCATTTCAGGCCTTTAGCAAAGAGAAGATGCGATTTACCGAAACAGGGGAAAAGCGCGTATTGACAGGGCCGTTGATGCTGGCAGACACGCCGATCATACGCCGCGACAAAACGCGGGGCGAGTATTTCGTTATTTTCCAAAGGGAAACCATCCGCAAGATGGTGCAGAAGTACTTCAAGCAGGGCAATCAGCACAACGTCAACGCTGAACACAGCACCGCCATTGATGGCGTGTATATGTTTGAAAGCTGGATGATCGACAGGGAACGCGGCATCAACCCACCGAATGGCTACGAGGACGCGAAGGATGGCAGCTGGTTTGGTAGCTTCAAGGTCGAGAACGACAAAGTGTGGGAGGATCGCGAACAGTTCACCGGGTTCAGCATTGAAGGCTACTTCGGGATGCAGCCAACGGACACGGAGATAGAGCTGGCGATGGCGGAGTTTGCCCAAGCCTTTGAAAGTTTTTTGCATACTATCAAAACCAATGATATTTAACACTATGAACCTATCAGATCGAATTTCAGAATTAACACGCGTGCTGCGTAGCTTCTCCGCTGCACCAGCGCCAGCAGCTGCGCCGTTGGCGTTCAGCGACTATAAACTTGAAGATGGCACGATGATCCGCGTTGATGGCGAGTTAGCCGTTGGCACGCTCGTCTACGTCGTCACCGAAGAAGGATTGCTGCCTGCCCCTGATGGCGCGCACTCAATCCCCGAAGTTGGCGTTGTGACTACCGAAGGCGGCAAGATCGTCGAGATCGGCGACGCTGCACCGGCACCAGCTGCACCCGAAGCTGTTGAGGCGCAAGAGGTAGAGATTGAAGTAGCACCCGAAGGCGAAGGCGCACCCGCCGATCCGCATGAAGAGCGTATGCAAGCTATGGAGGCGGCTATCGCTGCCTTGGCCGCAAAGGTTGAAGAGATAATGGCGAAGATGGGCGGAGAGGTCGAAGCTAACGCCGCTCGTTTCAGCACTATTGACACGGCGCTGTCAGCGTTGGCGCAGATGCCTACGGCTGCACCGAAGAAGAGAGCAAGTGACGCTGTTGTGGAGTCGGTGAAGATGAGCCGTGCCAGCAGACTTGCAGAAGTACAAGAAACCCTAAAAACCCTAAAAAAATAACCTATGTCATTTTCAATCGCAACAATCACCGGGTACGTCGAGCAGAACAAGCTGCCTCTGATAACCCAAACTGTATTTGACGCAAAGACGCAGTCATTATTGCAGAAGCGCGTGGGCATTAAGTCGCAGGAAGCGTTAAACATCATGGACACCGACGCTGTGTTCCAAGATGCAACCGCGTGTGCGTGGAACGCCGACGGCACTACCACATTCAGCCAGCGTACAATCACTGTCGCTCGCGTTAAGGTGCAGGAGGAGTTATGCCCTCGTTCACTTGAAACGGCTTGGCTGGCATCGCAGCTGACGCAAGGCAGCAACTACGAAGGCGTGCCATTCGAGCAGGCTTTTGCAACGCAGAAGGCGAAGCGCATCGCCGAAGGTATTGAGCGCGCCATTTGGCAGTCAGTGCCATCGGTTGCCGCTGCAAGTGCTTCGGTATCAGGAACGGCAGGATGGGCTGTAGGCGCAACGTCGCCATCAGGTGATGCGCAGTTGAACCGCACAGGTGGTGGTGGATTGCTATGGCTGACACGCTATGGTGCAGGTGCTTCCAGCGTCGTAACCGCGCAGCTTGGCGCTAACTTCAGCGATTCGACGATTGTCAGTGGCTTTGAAACAGCATATAACAACCTGCCAACACGCGTCATCAGCAACAACGACTTGGTAGCTTTCTGCGGATGGGACTTGTATCGTATGCTCGTGCATAAGTTGGTGACTGTCAACTTGTATCAGGGCGACCTCGGACAGGTAGCTGGCGGCGAGATGTTCTATCCCGGAACAAACATGAAGGTCGTAGCTGTGAATGGATTGAACAACACGCAGCGTATTTTCGCTGGATCTCTCTCCAACTTGTTTTACGGCACGGACTTACTCTCCGACGAAGACCAATTCCGCATTTGGGCATCGTACGACAACGACAGCGTTAGATTCCAAGCCGCGTATAAGTACGGCGTGCAGATTGCCTTCCCTGCTGACATCAGCTTGGTGTTGGGCAACAACGCTACAACTCCGGCTCTGAAGACCGCGTAAGTTCGTGGGGAGGGGCAACCCTCCCCGCTTCTTTTCTTTTGTCAATAACTAAACGAAATAGATATGGCTTGCGCTCTAACAACTGGATATAAATTAGGATGCCGCGACAGCGTCGGCGGCATTACGGAGATTAGGCTTGCGCCATTCACGGCGGTCACAAGCATAGTCACTAACGCGTCATCGCAGGTGACAGCGATAACTGGAAGCGTTGGCAGCGGCACAACAGGTGCAGGTGTCAGCGGCTTCTACAAATACGAACTGCCGAAAGGTGTCGGCCAGTTCACGGAAACGATAAACGCATCAACGGAGAACGGCACGGTCTTTTATCAGCAGGAGGCTACGCTTATCATCAACAAGCTGCAGCAGGCTGTACGCAACGAGTTGAGGCTGGTGACTACGGCGCGTATGATGGCTATTGTTAAAGATAGAAATGGCAAGTATTGGCTACTTGGCAAGAACAATGGCATCGAAGTAAGTGCTGGAACGTCGCAGACAGGTACGGCGATGGGTGATAGAAGCGGCTATGAGTTGACGCTAACTGGCATGGAAGAAGAGCCATGCGTTGAGGTTACGGCTGCCGCGGCAAACGCTGTCACCTCATCGACACAAACGCTCGAAGGATAGCGTATATTAGCATCAGTTTTGGTTGGTTGTTGAACCCTGCGTATGGTGGCGCAGGGTTCTTTTTTTTGCCCTAACTTTGCTCTATGCGTGTATGTATTGTCTATAATCAGCATCCGACAGGGTGCAGCTATTACCGCTTGGAGATGCCAAGCAGTCGCGTCCATGAGATGTTCGGCAGCGAGGCCGAGTTCGTGAGCATCGCTGACGTGCGCACCATGAGCGATGAAGAGCTGCGGACTATCGACGTGTTCCTGTATAATCGCACTTGGATCGCAGGGCCAATTGAGGCGGTCAAGCCTGTCGCTGACATCCTACGACAGTACGGCGCGAAAATCATTCTTGACATGGACGACTATTGGCACTTGGGGACAGGGCATAGCTTCTACAAGCACTACCACGACACGAACATGTCTGCGATCGTCGCCGAACACGTCAAGCTTGCGGATGCGGTCATCACGACTACGACGTACCTCCGCGATGAAATCGTCAAGCTCAACCGCAACGTGACAATCTGCGAGAACGTGCCGCACCTACTTTACGACCAATTCAAACCGCAACCTACCAAGAGCGAGCGCCTACGCTTCGGCTACTTTGGCGCAGCGCAGCACACCGAGGACGTGGCATTGCTGGAACTGCCACTGTCGCGCCTCTGCGACGATCACACGCTGGAAAATCGATATATGCTGTACCTTGCCGGGTGGAATGAGGGCAACCCGATATATCAGCAGTACGAACAGGTGTTCAGCAATAAGGGCAAGAACAACAACTACGGACGCATACAGGCGGCGGATATTTACAGCTACGTTGGCGGCTACAACTTCATTGACGTTGCGCTTGCGCCGCTTCGCGACAATAAGTTCA